CTGAACGAAAAACTCTCCGATCTTCACTTGCTTACCTCCTTATTCAGTTCGATGTACGATCTCTCGTAGTCGGATCTGAACTTCTCATAATGAATGATCGCAATCACATGATCGACCCGCATATTTAAAATTTTATCAGGATCACCGCCTCCGTACCCTTCCCTCGCAAGTCTAATGGCGACAACAAGATCATCCTCCACATCAATTTTTATGCGGGGGAGTTTTTCTTTGTGACGAGGTACGTCTTCAACGTGGAAAGGGTTTGGTCGAAAAAAGGGGAACAGTTCACCTCCACAACTTTGGCGCACATGGTGAAATAATCCTTCCTGGCTTGATCTCCCAATTTTGGATCATCAAATAGATCGGTTGTGACTCTTACGCTTTCATAGGTGCATCTTTCAAGACATCTGAATATCGCCGTTTCCACTTCGTCTGACGTCGCCGCCGAAATGAGAGCGTCCTTTAAAACACCGACATCCATTTCGAGGGGATTTTGAGCGAGAGGGATTCCTGCTGCGGACTTCATCAACGCCTTAGTAAGCGCCTTTGCGTCTTGAAAGGGAACTACGCTGACGTGAAACTTGGCTCCGCTAGGGAGCGTGAACTCCTGTTCTGACATTGACTCGTCTCCTCCTTCACTTATTGAACAGATATGTTGTCGTTGTGGAATGAAATCGTGTAGATGGCAACGGACTGTTCGGTGTCTCCTTCCGCGCTTGTCTTGGCCTCCGGTTGTTTTTTGAAAACTCCTCCTGAGCACTGATATATCTTTGTTGACATATTCCCTTGCCCGTCTCCCACTCGTTTGGCAAACGATGCGGTAAGAAGGATGAAAGCTGAAAGATCCCCCTTCATTTCTTGGAGACGACTGTTCAGATATTTATCGTCGTCTGATCCCAACAAAACGCGAAGATCACAATCAACCACCTTTCCAGTTTCGTTCAACGCATAGATTGTGTTTCCGTTTTTGGAAACCTTCATGGCCGCGACATCATTTGGGAAAGTTAATTTCACGCAATCCAAGTCGGCCAGGTCCCTTAAGACCCGACTGTCAATCTGAATTGTGTCTGCTCCGGTTAAAGATACGCTTGGCATTTTTTAAATCCTCCTTAGAGATTGACGTTGACGATCACGTTCGATTTGTGGATCGCCCCTTGAGCCTTGACCGCGATTTGAACAAGAGGAGCCCGGCGAGCTTCCCTGTCAGCTTGAGATTGTTGGCTGACCGGAATCGAAAACACATAGTATCCGATGTCTCCGACCGACCGGATGAGTGAAGCCGGATTTCCAAACACAAGAGGAGACGTCCATCTTCCTGCTCCAATAAATCCATTTCCTGATGCCTGATCACAAATGCTTCGATACACGTTTTTAAGCCCTTCCATGCCGGACTCGGTTTGAGGGATCTTGGTGCTGGTGCTTCTCAGATAATTAAATCCGGCTGTTTGGAGGGCAAACTTAAACCACAGTTCGTTGTACACCTCATCAAAGAACTGATTGGCACCGCTGGTGAAGAGTGACGGAACTCCGGCGATGTTGACATAAACGTCCACACCCGCCACACCCGCGGCCACGAGAGCCGTTTGATCAATGGTCGCATCAGGGCTTAACGTCGCTAGAACCTTCAAGTGCATGGTTTGAGTCGTGTTCGATCCCGTGAAGTCCGTTGAGAGAGCACGGCCCGCATAAGCCGAGGCCATCTCTTGGGTGTCGATTGCTGTCCCATCGTTGTAATAAAGACCTCGGGAGTGTGTTTTTCCTGATGTTCTTAAGAGATCCAGGAGTCCGCCCGGCGCATAGTCGGCCGCCGTGGAAGACGCGTAGAAAAACATCTTGTCCAATGTCTGGATGTAGGTGGTCAATGTCGCAAAGGTTGTCCCATCTATTTCTTGATCCACCAATATCCCAAAGTAATAAACAAGGTTGATTGTTCTTACGATGGCGTCCTCGATTGATTCCAGACTTGGCGTTGTGAGTCTAGGAATGATCGCCAAATATCCGCCTGTGTTGAGAGGGTTTGGCTGTTGGGCGAAGAATGCCGCGGCGATCTTAAAGGCATTTGAACTCGTTCCGAAGTCCGTCGCTACGTCGGTTGGATTTGTGTATATGCGGAACGCTTCAGTTTCATCCCATGCGATGGGAGTATCCTGAGTGAATAAAGCCGCCGTGTTTATATTGGGGAGCCCTAAGTTCGATGGAGTTCCCAAGATCGAGATGTTGATAACGTTCGATAGATCTAAGATTGGTTCAGACATTTACGTGTTCCTCCACATTTTGGAATTTGTCGTAGTAACTCGGGAACCTCTCGATACGAGAAAGGGAGGTGACCGCCACGCTGATTGTGAATCTATTTAAAAACTTCGTCTCTTCCAAGCTTGAGGCGTTGATGAACTCACCTGGAATCCTGCCAATTTCAAAATTGTATTTCTCTTGTTGTTGAAGTGAGAATATCGAGACGAGGGCCGCGATCACTTCCTCTTTTCTTGTGCGAGCGGACGAATCAAAACTCATGATGTCAACCTGGATGATATCGTGCATTGTTGTATCGATTTGCTCACGGTTTGTGTTTGTGTCGAAATGACTACTGTTTCCAATGGCCTTACCGCTGATGTATGACAAAGCGATATAAAGATCAGGCTTCTCCGGAATGTCGAATTTGGAGTAGGCCAACATGATTTGATCATCCCGAAGTCCCATCTGATTTTTCAGGATGTCTCCCAAAACCTTGATGATCTCTCGATCACTCATTCGGAACTCCTTCGGTCAATTCGTAGTGGAAATACCCAGCGCCTTTCCAATCGTCTTTTGTCATCACTCGAAACGTTCTGTTGTCTTGATCTTCCACAATGGAATCCAACTCCAAAAATTGGGTGGTCCACAATTCCAAAAACTTCCAACCGCGCTGGCCCTCTGGCTTAATCATCAACTTCTGCGGAGGCATCGGCTGAAGAACTCCACGAAATAAAGTATCGACTACTTTTCCTTCGGCCACTTCAAAGTCCGATATGTTTTTCTTGACGAGTTTAAGCGTCGCGGCGGAATCCCAGTCCCACATTGCTTCAGCCAGATTCGGAAAGCTCATGCGGGTTTACCTACGGCATAATCAATTGAACGTCTGAGTTGAGATGTGTCGATGAGTGGAGAAGATGATTTCTTACGTCTGATAGTGGATGGTTTGTCCGGTTTCCAATTCCCAAACCCCGCGCTTTCAAAAGCGTTCAATATCGCCACCTTACAAGCAAGTCCAATCTGCTCGAGGATTTTAACCATGTTTCCTTTCTCAACAAGGCTGGCCGATCCTTTTCCAGCTTCCTTGGCGATTGTTGACGACTGCTGATGAATCGGCATTCTTAAAAATGAACGGGCCGGGATCTTCTTGGAAAAGGATCCAAACTCATGGATGGCTCCCAGCTCTGCGTTGGTTAGATCACCGGAATCATTTCGGCTGGCCTTGCGTCCCAGTATCCCCACCTTAACCACGCGGCCGTCAGCCAAGGCTTTGACCAAGCTATTGAGCCCGTTAAAGTTGGATCGGATGATTTTAGATTGTCCCACCGGGACCTCCCGTGTCGTTGAACCCGCCCACGACAGCCACATTCCCTACCAGCCGTGGTGTGATCATTTGGAGATACCGCAAGCCATAGTCTGACCTTAGGAATTGATTGAGGATGGGACTTTCGAGGACCGTCTGTGGGATTCCATATTGAATGGAGACTTGAGCAACAGATTTGCTTTGAGTAATGCCCCCTCCCCGATTATCTATTCCCTTTCCAGTTGGGGAGGGGTTTAAACCGCCAGCCATTTGAATGTTCAAAACCAAGAAGTGAGCTGATGCGTAGAGGAATGCGGGTTTTAATTCTGATGTGTCCCAGAGATCTGCATTAAAAACAGATGTTGCTTCGGTGAGGGCTTTGGATATGTCCTGGTCCCGAATAGTTTCCTTACCGGAACCGTAAATGAAGTCCCGGTCGAACTGAGCTTTGAATTCTGCGACCGTCGCCGGGAGCGTCATTTATTTTTTCCTTTTTTTAGTTAACGTTCCTTTTGGCTCGGATCTCAGCGTTTTGACTTCTTCCTTCAATGTCTTGTTCTCCTTTTCCAGATCCGTTATTTTTGCATTGGCGTTTGGAGATACTTTTTCAAAGTCAATCACATCCGAATAATCCAAAAGACCTTTTGCTTCTTTCTCAGGGAGCGCGAGCGATGTTTGTGGTTTTAAAACACCCGAACTCGTTTGATAATCCCTGATGCCTCTATTAAATACAACAATCTCTTTTTCAGCCATGTCTCCTCCTCCGTTGTCTTAAGATTTTATGTGTGGTCGAAATAGAGCATTTCAGCCGGACGATACGCGATGGCTCCTGTGAACTGGCCCGCGCCGATTCCTTGCCACTGGAAGTTGTTGCTGGTCCCGGCCGGGGTGAGAATGAAGTCAACAGGCAAGTCCATCTTGACGGACTCAGGATCATTCCGATAAAGACAAGCCCGGTACTTTCCGCCAGCGGCCACATATCCAGCGTTGTTGGCCGCGTCTCCGTAAGCCAACCCAAACACTTTGAAGTTCGGATTCTGTGTCGCCTTTTTAAACGCATCCAAGAGATAGTCGAGTTGGGAGACCACTGGGAATCCTGATGCGATGGGAGTGACCAATCCCAGATAATCCGACATCGGGATCTCGAACGAGTCGGGAAGAACAGTGTTGTTCGAGTTGGCGAAGTACGCCGCGAGGATAGCCGCCACGAAGGTTGCGAACTCAGCCGCGGTCATCGAGCTGATGTTTTTCGTGATGACGCCCGTGTTGATGTTGACGCTGGCATTGGTCAAGAGGCCTGGCATATTCGTGAGATCCGGCAAGAATCCCAAGAACGCTACCTTTTGCAATCCTAAGTCCCAGTTTCTTTTCAGGGTCTCCATCTTGGATGACACCACATCCCAGTTGTTCGCGGCCAAGGCCTTTTGAACTTCTGGAACAGAGTACATGTAGCCTTTGGCCCATGTCGCTATCTTCGCTGTGACAGGAGCCGTCCCCACATCAACGGTCGCTATCTGCGAAGGCCCGGACGCCACGCTGATGACTCCGGTCTCAAACGATCCGGCCGTGTCATAGACGAGGTTGGTCTTGATGTCTTCCATCCATGCCCCTGTTCCTGGCACGACGGGAACATAATCGGCGAAGGGTATTTCGTAAAACTTCTGACGAATGACCTGCGCCCTTATTTGAGTCGTGGTTTGAACCGTGTACTGATAACCGAGCGATGAAGCGTCAACGTCGCCGTTGGCGTTCCTTAGCGTCATCCCCATTGATGGGTTCCATCCCAGGGAGTTAAGGAGTTTCGCTCCTTTGATCAATCTCTTGAAATGCTCTTTCATGGTATTTATCTCCTTTGGGATTTTTATTAAGCGCTCAGTGGGGTGGTGAGAATAACCCTAAAGAGATTTCCGCTTGTGCCTGGGTCTAAAGCGATGCCTCTCGCGGCTCCGGATGACTTGGTGATAACACCACCAGATGTGTCGTCCTCAACGAAAGCTTGAGGAGCAACCGTCGCCCCGGCTTTCAGCCACATGACAGGCCCGTAAACTCCGGCCACTTCTACATAGTCGCCAGCAGAGAATGTGTCAGTCTTCACGTTTCTCTTGATGGTTCCGACAGCCGCGTCTCCGACAGCCGCCGCCACAAATTGTGGGAGTGGTCCAGTGTTGGCTGTGTCCAGCTTCACAAAAGCCCCTCCGAGTAAAGCGGTGGCCTGATTCACACTGATTTGTCCAGTGATGACACCACTCTTGGAGATCTGGAGATCCAGGTCGCCCCGAACGGTCACTTGCTGGAATTGGTTGATATTAAGATTCGCCATTGTATTTCCTCCTGTGAGTTTCGGGAATTACTTAAAAGTCCCGTACTTCTTGCGACCTTCTTCAATTCGATCTCTCTGAGTCGTCACCTTGATCTCCTGCGGAGCTCCTCGCATGTTCGCGGCGTTCTTCAGTTTTTCGAAATGTTCTTTTCCGTTACCATTGGCATTGGAATGTGATTTCTTGTTTGAGCAATCATTGCAGACGTTTTCCTTCTTGTCGTCCTTGTCATCCTTGTCTTTTTCAAATGCGTTGCCGCACTCGGCGCACTTCACGGCGTTCTCATTTTCGTTGTCATTCTCGTTCTCGTTGTCATTGGCGGCGTTCTTTTTGTCTTCCTCTTCCTTTTTCTTTTTCGCCTCTTCATCGGCCGCGTTCTTAGCCTCTTCCTCTTTTTTCTTCTTGGCCTCATCATCATCGGCGTTCTTGGCTTTTTTGGCTCGGTAGGCATCCACGAGATTCTTGATGGGAGTTTCCTTTCCGTCAATCTCGATCATCGTGTCTTCCGATAAATTTTCGTTCTCTCCTTCCATCGCCTCGGCTTTAAACACGTCGATCAATTCCTGAAGGGGAACGTCGGCATTGTCCACGTTGACCATCGCTTTGGCAATATCAACTTCTTTCGCATTTTTGAGATCCTTTTTTCCTTTTTTCCAGAACTTTAGAATCATATTTGATCCTCCCTTGGAATTATAGACAACGATTCGAGCATCTTCATATCTGGGGTTTGCAACGATGGCAAGGTGGGTATACTGGCCGTCCAGCACTTCCTGCTGGAACGGGATGTTGTTGTGCTCGCCGGACTTGGAAACGAAATCTGTAACATCGTAAGCGCAAGATACACTATAGGCCTGACTTTCGCAATTCCTTTGTGTATTTTTATCCCAAACAATAAAGTCGGCCCAATACCATCCGTCATCTCCGTAGCGAACATTTGTGACGATACCGTCGGCAACTTCTTCAAATTGTTCAGGGGTCACATCCATGTGGGTTTCGTTGATAACGGGTTTCCCAACGAATGACTTCGACATCTTGTCCAGGATTTCTTTTCGTACCAAGACCGTTCCGTACTCTTCGTAGTTGACTAGGCCGGGCTCGATGAACTTGCAGGAGTATTTTTTAGGCCAGCCGTTATCTACCCGCATTGGTTTCCACATACTCCGCATGTGCCTTCTGCGTTGTGATCGCCCATTTCATGTTGACAAAAGTTGCATTTGGAATTTTCGTTGGATGGTCGGTCTTCTCGTGCTGCATCTTGACAGGCTTTGGAACAGTATTTTTCAGAGTCCGATTCTTCTGGGTCGAAAGACTTTTCACAGTATCGACATTTGACTGTGTCGTTTTCATTTTTCTTGGATGGATCGAATTTGAATCCGCACTCTTGGCATTTATATTCTTTGGGATTAGTCGCTTCGGTTCTTTTAACTTTACGGGAGTAACACTTGGGGCATTCTATTTCGCTTTCGTTTTGCGCTTTAACAAACTTATGCTCATTTCCTGACTTGAGACATTCTTGACACTCACCACTTTGAACGTGATCACTTTTTGGATGATCGCATCTGGCACAATCTGGATCGGATTCATTAGAAATTTCACAAATTGCTCCACAAATGGTGCAACGACTTCCATCGGTGTGATCATCAATATCGTGACCACATTTACATTTGTCGGAATCGTTTTGCACCGTTCCGTAAAGTTTACGCCCTTGATTAATCCCTTCTAGGTATCGTGATCTCATGATGATTGATTATTGTCCATATCAAGCTGCCTTTGCAAGTGGAATGTTAAGAATTGGAATTGGGATACATCGGCAATTGTAATCTTCGCCGGGATTGGCCCGTCGGCCTGTGCGCATATCCACAATGGGAGGTTGGTCATAGAAATATATTTTGCCGTTCAGGTCTTTGTGATCGTCTCGCACTCGTTCATCGTGTGATGTGGACCACCGATAAGCCCGGACTCCCGCCTCTTTGACTCGCTCCTCATTGAACTTCGACATGAACAAAGCGGTTTCTTGTCGTGCCAGGAATTGTGCTTTGCTCAGAGACACACCATACCGATGTTGAATCATGGTGATTAATTTGTCAAACCGATACCCTTCCGTCGCATTGTCCTCCACTCGCCCCCGAAGCTCGATGATCTCATCTTCACACCACTTCTTAATCCACAATTCCATGTTGTTAGTATATTCTGAAGCTAAGATCTTCTTGCTATCAGTAGATATCATCGGGTTTATTTCCAACGCCTTCGCCACGTCTCGAAAGTCGGCGGCGACTCTATCCACCATCCGTCCGGCATT